ATTATGTTTAGTGGACTCACACCACCGAAGTATTAAACAGTTTTTAATTTTCCTTTAATCTGGAGCCTATTGCTTCCAGTGCTTGGTAACATTTGCTATACAACTAAGTCAATAATCTAAACATGGTGATCTTTACATGCAATAACTATTTTCTGACGTTGCACTAACTCACTCCGCAAATAAGGTGAGCTGTGTTCATACAGTTTAAACGACTTGCTGGTCGACTATTTCTATTTCTATTTTTTATTTACGAATACTATACATTGATGGACAAAGCCAGTCTACTTTAAACAAGGACCAGCGCCACCATTAAACTAATTCTATATTTATAAGATACTATTTTAATTATTTCCTTTTCAAAAATTCTTTTTCGGCAGCAGTGTCCACATCACACCAGTACCTAAAAGTTTCCCCAACAGATACAGTTTTAGCACTCGCGTTATTTATTTCCTCTGAGAACGATAATTGTAATAATTCGGACCATCCATAAATTAGATCTAAATCAGATAACGTTTCACTAGTGCAAGTTAATGGTACAAATAACATCTGCCATTCCTCACGCCTCAGAGGATGCGATTCAACGTGACTTGTTATTTCCAGTATTTTATCGAAATATTTTTTGAATGGTGGCAAAAAAGTCGTATGCTGCATACCCAAAGCTGTCCCACGGAGCAACACTAAAGGATCAACATTTGGTGGATCAATAAAATATGCGATTTTGGACAACACTCTTCCTAGCTTTGGCGCAAATGCGTAACCTTCACCCACCCTATATAATCGCATAGAACAAAATTCGACTTCATGGGGACAATCACGATATAGAGCTTTTGCATCAAAACCTAACAGAAGCATATAATGTTTTAAATTTATTCTTTTCCATGATCTGGGAACGCGCATCGCGTTATCATCCCCTGCGACCAACATGCGAATAAGTGATACCACTACTAGTATTGACATACGTAATACCACACAAAAAACAAATAAATGGAACATTATGTTCAACAACGAATTGAATAAAGACGTAAATGGGTCACCTGATGCACGGTTGCCGCTTACATTATAGTACCAACCATGAGGCGTTATACCTCGTTTATTAATATTGCCTTTCATAAGCAAATAAACAGCCAGTGGACAACGTAAAGCTTTAACCAACCAAACCTCCAATTCCATATACTCCTTTATCAATGATGCGTCGAACAATCCTATGTCATCTTCTACCAAAACATGTGATGACCGTGAATAACCATCCATTAATTTGTTTCCACATTTCAAATTTGAAACTGATGACGTAAACACAATATTTCTATTAGCGTTCAAATCCCTTTTAATTCTTTCTTGTAATGCTGCAATATAAGGCCCAACCAAACAAATAAATTCAGGTTTGGCTCCTTGTATCATCCTGGGCGCTTTAATTTTAACATTTGTTCCATTACGGTAATTTAGATTCTCAACTTTACAGAATGACTTCCGTAGTGTGTATTTTTTTAATTTCGGCACGTGTTAACCAAGAATTTTCATTTACACCATCTTTGACTAACCGTGCCTCACATGCTCTCAGAGCCTTCTTTACACCTGGTAACGCATTCGACATCCTAATATATTTTTCAAAATCATAAGAAACAACTTTACTTGAAAATGTACGCGGTAACAATTTCTTAACATTCTTTTTGAAGTACCTACAAAATTGTCGCTGAAATCCCACATCACCCACAGGTGGATTCTTCAAAACACGACTAGCCAACGATTGGTACTCATTATCCGATGTGCTACCATAAAAAACAGGGCGGTATTTATCATCACCTATACCGAATTTATACTGCATATTTTTACTACTTCTGTTGTCATGGAACAAACGCCGAATTTTACCTCTCTCAGGTGTGGCATCGATTAAAACTTTATCTGGCCCCCAAGAATAATAACCAGATAATACTTTGTTCCAATTAGGTGTAACGTTACGAGAAAAAACATTAGCAGGAAAACGTATAAACATAGTAGGCAATTTGAATGTATTTTGATTAGCGACAATACAGTTAAACATACTATGATACAATATGCGCGGAATAAGATTTGAAAATTTAGGTTGCATCATTAAGCAAGTTGAATGTATTACAGCAGCAGCTGAGGCACCAAAACCATGCTGCAACGCTTCAGCACCAATGGCAAATGCTGTAAATGATTTAGGAAATATTGTACGCAGTATTTCTTCATAAACAGGACCAACATAACACGTATGTATTAATTCAAATAATTCTTCATTGGTAGGGGCAGTATTATCTGATGGAAATATGCTAAACCCCGCATTAGATACTGCAGCATAATGAAAAGAGCGAGTTAATCTCCTGATCTTAAAACTAAATATTCCAAAAATTAATGACATGGCAAAACCACCAAACATTAGCATAGCCCGCTTAAACTTAAGCTCAAGACGTTTATTTTCGTATACTCGCATCAACGCAGGATGGGTAGCAATTGAATGACTGGCATTTAACATAGCCAAATTGGTGCAATGAGTTGTTGCAAGAACTTTGCTTTGATCACACATTGTGGTTCGTCGGATCATAGTTTTGACTTGATCAAGAATTATATTATATGATGCATCTGTCCTTTCTCGCGATGACCACAGAACGGCAGCCTCTCGAACTATGGCCCCCGGCAAAGGTATATAGTTACCAGTATGATAAAAATAAATATTATTAAACATATGCGACCCATAAATTGCTGGCTCGATATCCATCATAGTTGTTATTATACCATCACTCAATAACTGCAGTTCTGGATACATTTTCATCTCGACTTGTATGTTATTATCCTCGCCATCAAACCCCACAACAGGCGGATTTGGATCAATGGCCATTTTACCAAAATCTATTGGGATAAAAAAATTTACATACGGAAAAAACCAAGAAAACACACCTTGATTAGTAAAGCCATTCAACGAATTGACTGCTTGAAATAAAAAGCCGTTACCAGGCACAAACTGATTATTATTAGGTTGCTGTGGGCCATTTTGAACATTTCCGCCTCCTTGAGGAACGTTAGGACCATTAGGACCATTAGGGACATTAGGACCACCCGGGCCATTAGGCCCACCTGGATTTAGTGGTGGCGGAGGTGGTAACACTACAGCATGTTGAACAATAGGAATTATAGGTGCTGCAACCGGTACCGGATTACGCAATATCGGGCGTCTGAGAATTCCACCTTGTATTGCGCCACCCAAATCCTGAACCGGACCTACAATGGGTATAG